TTGTTGTTGTAAATGCCATTACGATGACATCACAATCTGCAAGCCTTTATCATAATCAGCTTGTAATTTTGCTTGTTGCCCTTGATACCATTGATATTTCTGACTATCTCTAGCAACCCTTGCTTGCGCTTCAGAAATAAAACCTTGAGCCTCGGAAGAAGCTACTCCAGAAATAGCTGACCATTCTGATAAGTGTTGTTGTGCTCTGTTTAATTCTGCTGCAGCAATTGATAGTGCTGAACTAGTTAATTCTATATCCTCACTACTCTGTGCCCCAAAAGCATCTGTAGTAGAAGATGGGGCGTTTCCATTTATTATATCTGAGGCTTGGTCTAATGCATTCTTAACTCTCGTTAATTGAGCAGTGCCCGCAGTAAAAGTTTCACTATCTCCCCAATTATAACTTGCTATTCTATCTAAAGCTGTATTTATTAAAGCTAAAGCTCCTGTACTTGCATGGTCTATACTATCATTAGAGAGAAAATTTCCCATTGTGTTTTGTAATGCCTTTATAGCGGCATACAAAAGAACTAAGTATTCTGCTTCATCTGGAAACTTTGTTATAGAACTATCGCCATAGGCTACAGTTGGATATGCTAAAGTTTGAACGGTGGCCCCTTCACTTGATGGTTCTGGATATATACTTAGTATATTGTTCACAACCCACCAAACAGGATCTGTTGTGGTTCCATATGACATATCTGCACTATCTTGTGCTCTACCGCTCATTGACGAGGGTACCCTTCGGCAAGGTTGGTTGATAGTCCCATCGTCACGCATAACACCCAATACTTCAGATCCGCCAAGCGTTAAATACGTTGTGCTGTTATCAAGTGCACTGGATGTAGAATACATCATTTTCTTATCTATTGGTAAAGCAGTGAGTATTTCTTTAGCTCCATCAGTTAAGAACTGGGTTAGTTCTGTTTGCGTTGGAGCACTACTGCCATCAATAGATAAGCTAGTAAGCCCTTCTACCTGTGCTTCAAAAGTAGCCATTTAAAGACTACCCTGTATAAACTATAATTACTGCTACTGTGTGAGGGGCAACCTGAACAGAGCTCATACTTTGTACTGCATTATTGGTGCTATCCAACGTCTGCCAAAATGTATTTATTTTTTCTGCTAGGGTTCCTGTAGAGCTACTATCTTGAGTGCCAGAAGGAACTGCCCCTACTATGATTTTTGTTAGCGTATTATAATCTGCCATATCATCTCCGATTTAACTTTTTAAAAACTTTAGGATTTTGAGGGCAGCCCTTTATACGACCGCCCCCCACCAATCCAAAGGTGTGTCATTTCTGACTATGATGTAGTTACTGCACCGTCAGCTGCTGATGAGCCAAACATCCAATATGCGCCAGCACTAAAGGTCATTTCTATGAAATCCCCTTTAATTGCTGATGTTCCAATGATTACATTAGATACACCAGTTGCCGCACTTGAACCTGGACTGTCATCGCCAGTATCAACTTCAGTTTCATTAACTTTACCGAAAACGATAGCACTTCCAGCAGCGATTGTTATCGCCCCTGTTGGTGTATTTTCTTCGACCCAAAACTTGTAGTTCGTACCATCCATAGCTGTAGTAGCTGTTGGAAGTGTTATTGTGTACGCTCCACTCGCTGAGTCTAACAAATATGTTTTACCACTATCTGTATCAGCTGTCAATGTAACTGCTGCTGTGATTTTCTGACAAGGTGCTAAATATCCACCTGCTCCACTGTTTGGTTCAAGATATGCCGATCTCATGTTTTACCTCTAATTACCTTCTAGGTTATAGAGGGCATGAGACTCAGGTAAAGATACCTCAAGACCTGCTTCAGTAAGGATCATGTCCTTACGAAGGTCTTCGTCAGCATTCTGAACATTAGTTTCGATCTGAGTGTCACGGTTAACACCGTTTCCAACCAATGGACGATAAGATACTTTGCCCATATCGACAATCGCCATGAAACCACTTGCGATACCACGGAATAGTGGTTCCTTCACAATGTGAAGATCGCCATGAATAGTTTCAAGGTTCATTACCTTATGACCAAAAGCACCTTCTCGTTGCTCCAGAGGAGCGTTTAGTTGGATTTGAGTGCTTGCTGTAGACACATCAAGAAAACCGCCGTCCCCAACTTTATTAAGCTGAGAAACAACAGGTAAACTTGCGAGGACCAATTTTTCAGAAGAGCCGCCACGAGCTGGATCAAAGATCACTTCAAGATCGCCTAAGAATCTGTCGTAAGTGAGCTCTGCCGTTGTCGATGTACGATAATAAGGTGCACCAGAACTGTAGGAAAGTGCTGAATTATCAGCAGTTGGATTTGCATTTTTTACAATGTGTCCAACTATCCCTTCAGTATACTGGATGCTAGATACACGAGCACGCTGCCCAAAAAGCATTGCACGCTCGATATCCACTTTATGTTCACGAAGTTTAAGAGCCCAAATTCTATCCCACTCATTAGCGTATCCACGATAACGAGTAGCAATAGCTGTATTCGACATTTCAGCTGCGGTCTTAAAGATTTGAGTATAACCGAAGTCATCCTCAACATCGTTTGACCAAGCGTCTGGTGATCCTGTTCCTTCTGCAAATGCGGTACCAATTACTTGACACTCGTCATTATCAGCAAGAACATTATATCCACTGACGTTAGCGTTTGATACATCAATAATCACACCAGTAAACGAAGAGTCTGAACCATTATCAGTTACAGCACTGTTCACCCTTACGAGTGTTTGTGCATAACCGTTTGTATCATCAACAGTTTTAACTGCGATAACCATTCCCTTTGTTAACCAATCAACACTAGTTGAACCAGTGTCTACGGTAAATGAATATGATGTGCCTGCGCTAACAGCAGAACCGCCATTTACAGCACCATCAAGATAGAAACTTCTTGTTGTCCAATCAATCTTAGAACGATTTTCTAAGAAACGGAAAACAGGATCATCTGTTGGTGCCTTTGCTACCCTCGAAAGGTAAACAAAGAATGGAGATTCTTCAGGTGAGAGCTCTGCAACCCGATCAGAAAAGTCGTATAACCTTCTTAGATCAGGAGCGGTTCCCACACCAGCACTGGTGGCTGCGGAAGTAATATCGCTAGATTTTTTTACTCCGACTGTGTAAGCCATTTATATGCCTCCTTAATTTGGAAAATAACCTTGCTATTATCCTAGTCTGCCCATTTTTGAAGCATTCAATACTCTGTCAAATACCTTACTGTCATCACTGACAGTTTCAACTGGTTGACCTTGCAATACCCCCGCTGATGGCGGAACTTTTTGCACGGCTTTCACAGCATCAATAGATGTTTGACCTTGTACTGGAGCTATATTGACATCCTTCCATAATTTAACAAGGTTTCCTAATCCTACTGCTTCTTTTGGTTGCGCCGACCACTCTAAGAAATGGGCGACTTGATTGTCGTCCATATTATGCTTAGACTTCAACTCATTAACAGTAGTGTCTAGGAATTGTCGTTGTTGCGCTTCTGCCTCACGCTGTGCGAATTCATTCCGAATTTGATTCACGGCAGACCCAACGGTCTCCTGCTCTTTCGAAACTCGGTGTTTATACGACGGCGATTCGGGCTTATAATACGCATCCCAAGGGTTAAAGTCGTTCTCATCCAGTTGGGCTTTTTGCCCTGATCCACCATCAGGATTAACAATCTTATCTTGTAGCACCTCGACTAAATCGGGACGATTCTCAAGAAGATCACCAATCGGTTCCAACTTTTTCAACCTATCGACCTCTGATTGAGACCTATCATACATAGATTGGAACTTTTTAGTTTCACCTTCCCAGTCTGTCCCCATGTCTGGCGCTGTTTCAGCAACCTCCACCCCTGGGGTGGCAGATTCCTGATACGGTTCTTGTCCTGTTGATGTATCCTGTTCTACGACAGTGTTTTTTATTAACTCGGATTCATTTGACATTTTTGCTTAAACTCCTTTAAGATATCTCTAAGACTTTAGAGCCTGACCAAGACGATCTGCTTCACGCCTTAATCTCTCTGCTTCGAGCTTTACCTTATTTTGCATTTTATTGGATTCAACCCTTCTATCTGCTTTAGCATCTGAAACGATTTCAGAGAGCCTTGTCTTAGTTTTTTCAACTTCAACACGCTTTCTATCGCTTACAGATTCTCTTCTAGCAGTTTGCAAGTCCCCTTGCAAATCTTGTACCTGTCCTTCAAGTCCTTGGATTTGTTGCACCATTTGCTGTTTCTCATCCATTCTAGCTAGTATCCCTTCTTTATCGAAGATTTCTGGATTCTTCTTTAGAACTTCTATTCTATCAATTAGACCTAATTGGAACGCTTCGAGGTATACACCCAGCTCTGCCCACTTACTAGTTGGCAATGTAGAACCAGGTTCAATTCTTATATCATGCTGATCAAGTTTATAACGATCTTTTGCAATATCAAGTATTGGCTCTGTTTTATCGTCATATAAATTGATTGTAGCTTCGTTTAAATTATTGTTCGGTTGGGCAATCCTAAACATCTTTTGGAATGTGTAGTGCCCTTTTGCATAGTTATACAAGACTTTACCAAGTCTGTTTATGCTAAATTCTATGTCTCTTAATTTTGATTTTGGTCTTTCCTGCCCTAACGCCATCATTCTTTCTGTTCCTCTGACGGTTTCTGGAGCCTTTTCTGCAAATCCATGCATCATCTCAGGTAAACCAAATATAAAATCTATATAAAACTCACATTGTTGAATTAATCTGTAGAATTCAGCTGCGAGTGGTTGTGGAGCTGGAAAGTGTGGCTCTCCTTGTGATGAGTCTACTTCAATGACTGCATTTGGGTTTGCCCAGTCTTTCTCCAGCTGGTTTAAATCTTCTACACTTCCAAGTGGAACTAATAGCTTTAGTCCCGCAGACGCCTGCGCGTGGGAGAGTGCAAGTGACCAAACCTTATTGAGTAACCTTTGCATAGGTCTTGCTCTTGATACATCAGATTTAGGGTATGGACTCTCTGTCCAAACATTGGGCAATGGAACTATTGGATAAATGTCTGTATTAAGTACAGATTCATATAATACAATCTCACCTAGTGTTGCACATACCTTTACCCTGTTTTGTGGAACCTCTACTATTTGTACCACTCCATTCTCTATAATATCTGCATTTTCCTCCATATAGCGTTGAATATCCATTTCGTTAAACACATATTCTTTACCGCTTCCAGTATCTAATACTCTATAAAAAGGAACTTTGGTCTTATAATATCTTTCTAAAATTTGGTATTTTCTAAACTCAAACTGATCTAGGTGTTGAGTTTCGGCGGGAGTATACACCTGCATTGAGTTTTTATGTTGAGCGTTCGGATAATCCTCTTCACGATACGCTGACACAGTGTCAATGATTGGTTTTATCTCTTCACCCGTTTCTGGATCTTCTTCGATTGCCAATTCGGGATAGAGGGCGACCACTTGCTCCCCAGTTAATATAGTAGACAATAAGATGCTCTCTGCGTCCCCAAACCAACGATCTCTCGATGATGGTGGGACATACACCCTGAATGGATTAACATTTGTGAACTTGACATCGCCCCTCCCGAAATCTGCCTCGGTATCAACATATACATAAAGATACCCTAAACCAGAAATTGCATAATCATGTATCGCCTGTTTCATGTGGGCGTCACCAGTCGAGATATCCCACACGAATCCAAGGATTGTTCTCCAGACGTTTGATATTTTTACATCTGAATCTTCTCTTGGGGTTATGGTAAATGTTGGCGGTCTCGATGTTAGTGTTGCTTTTAATTTCTCAACTGCTGGAGAAATTCTATCCATCGGCACATCTGCCTGATTGCGAGTCTTTAATTCATCAGACTCTTCTGAGGTAAAATGATTACCTAAATAAAAATCTATATCTTTTCGAGCTTCAGCATCCCAGTCAGACCTAGCGTCACGCCAGCGCCTATATAGATCCTGATTATGTTGTGCTCTTGGGTCTGTTTCCATCTATTGACGAATTCCGCTTTTATCTACAAGCTCATTCAATTGATCATCTGTTAAGACGTTAATACTATCTTTACTAACCTCGTATGGGTCAATCTGCCCAGAATCAACTAGAGAATCATAGACTGTCCATTCGGTCTTTGGTTTATATTTTTGAGCAAAATATTTATACATCTCTGGACCATATCTTAAATAAGAATCATATTCAAAAGGATCCATACCTAATTGTTCCATTGGTGGCTTATGATAAGCTTGTTGTCCACTAGACATGGGTACTTGTTGTGGCCCCTCTTCACCGCCTGACATTGGAGGTTTAACAGGTCCTCCCTGTTGGTATTGAGGAATATATCCACCGCCTTGATATCCATTTACATAACCACCTTCTTGTTTGCCCTTTTTCTTTTTCCACGCCATAAAAGCATCGTATTCTGTTTCGCTCATTCCAAGTGCCTTCATCATCATCTGCTTTTCTCTATCCTCTTTAGCTGGTCGACCCACAGCTTCTAATCTTTCTTGCAAGGCAATAGTGGCATCAAGCTCTCCAAATGGGTCGTCCTTGTAATGTTTTCCCATTGCCTCTCCAACATCCATTTTTAAAGGCAATGCACCTGTCGCCCTTTCTGTTCCAGTAATGGTTTCACCGCTAGGTTTCTCACCACTTATTCTAAATAAATAATTCGCAGGGTTGCGAAAAGAAAGTGTATCAATATTAACAGATTCTGGCGTTAACCCATGCTCTTTTGCGTAGCCAAGCTCAGTTCTGCCACCTTGAGGAGTGTACATTCCCTCTTCTACTGGCTGCCCATACTGTGCCATCGCCCGTTTTAATATATCAACAACGCTTCCACCCTCTTGCATACCGACTGCCTGTTGAACTTGTTGTGCCCGTTGCATTTGTTGCATTGCGGCCACTGCTGCTAATTTTTGTAAACCATCGGCATCTTGTGATTTTTCTCCAAATACAGACAGCGTATCTTTTATCTGCCCTTCTCCTTCATTGTGCATAACTTGTCCCCCTTCTTGGAAACCCATTACATCCCTAAATGTTGGAGCACCAGGGATTTCATAATCATATCCTTGAGCAGAGCCTTCTTTTCCGCTCATAATTCTTCTGGACTTACCTCTAAGGTTGTCCCATTTGTTTTCCCCCATCAACATCATACCTAATTTGTCATATGCTGAAAGGTCTCCCCAAGATACTCTTGGTTCCTCTGGGGCGCGTCCCCAATCTTCTACGGTTTCTGGTAGCTCGAATTGATTGGTCCAGTCATTTGGCATTGCAACATCGGATAACATAGGCGCAACCTCACTACCCCCTGGCTTAACATAAGGTCTTCCAGGGTTTTGCATAGCTAACATAGTTGGGTGCACATCTAAAGAGTCGCTTAGTCGCATCCCCATATCGGGGGCTTTTGATGTTAAAATTTCTTGTATTTGATATTTTCTTTCTATTTCATCCATAGCTGGTAAACTTTTTAAATATGCTTGCTCAGTTGGTGTGTACTCAGCTTTTATTCCAGCGAGAGTTTTTTCTAAAAGTTGTTTTGGATCCTGGCTTCTTACGCCCAGTTGTGTTGGTTGACCAGCTTCTTGTAAAATTCCATACTTTCTTGCTATCTGTTCTTGGGCGGGTAGGCTTTCTTGATATGCCTGCTCGGTTGGGGAAGAATATAAAGACGCATCTCCTAACATTTCTGGGGATTTACCAACCTCCATGGGACCGCTGGCAATTTCTGGTCTATAGATAGGCTCTGGTGTTAATTGTTTTTTACCCTGTAGAGCTAGTTGCTCCTCTGCTGTTTTTAAAAATGGATTTCTAACCCCAATCTTTTCCTCCATTTCAGCGGCTCTCTCCCAATTCTTGCCCTGTTGCTCAAAAAACCCGCCAACTTTATCTTTAAATAAACTAAAAAACCCTCCAGATTTTACATCTCCACCTTCTTGATATCCCATTGGAGATCTGGCGTTTTCTAGTAACGCAGATTGACCAAGGCGGTCAATGTTGTTAAGCATATGTAGCTTTTCGGGACCTATTTCCTCGGCAGCGTCTTTTCTTATAACGAACTCTCCTGGCGTCAGCATAGCTGGCACCGTATCTGTGCTGGGTTTCATCATTCCTTTATTTCAAAATGTACTAAATCATCAAACTTGTTATCTTTGGTATGTGTGTCCATGTCCCAATCGCCGCCCCATCTGATCTTTAAACCCCTCTTTTTTGCGATTCCCAAGACAAAACCTGCAAAATAATGCATTCTATCTCGGTCTTCCCAATCAATTGGGTATGGGATCACATCAACTGCAACGCTAGGCACCTTGTTGTGTTTGCCCTTGGGATATTTAAGTTTACTATTGCCTTTTTTATACGCAGCGTTTTGCTTCTCTTCACTACGATGACCTTCCAAAACAGTGCAATCAAACGACTTTACCACCTCTTTAAACAGGTCTTGTAACCTCTCATCGCAGGTGTGTAGTCTACTTTTGCTTCTGGTTCCGAATCTTGGCATTTAATATAAACCCGTGTAATGTATCATAATTATCGTAATATGCAAACCTTAAATATTAATATTTAGAACCTGTAATCCAATTGTACACTTTCTTAACTGGACGCCTCATATTTTCCTCAATTGACTCTTCATAATCTTCAACGTCCATTTTTTTACTTTTTGGTGGTCTGGCATAGTAATCAGCGTAATATAGAGCGTCCATTAGGTCGTCGTTTCGTGGTTTTGGGTGTTCAAAGATCTCATCGACCAATTCTGTCATGTCTTCACGGATATAAAGCTTCTTACTGTTAATGATTGGTCCCAATGAGGTTTCAAGTCTATCCTGCTTTTTTATCCCAGGTGGTGGCTTTACGCCTTTAAATACCCCTGGCATCAGCCTTCTCTCCTTTGCAGACATCCTGGTGACCATATCTCTGACCATTTCCTGTGCTGCTACTGTTTCAATCGTCACCCTTCTAACGGGATGATATTTTTTAGTTAGTTCTATTATCTTCTTTGGTACGTCGAAAGTAGGTATTCGTTCCCTAAAATACTCTAAAACATACCTGTTTTGGTTAGAATCCATCCCCATTACCAAAATTACCTGATAATCTGAGGTTTCAGAGGCTGTAGCCGCTAGGTCAACGCCAATGTAAATGTTAACTGGTATTGCATGATCCTTGTCCGCTAGGTATGAAAACTTGTTTTCTGCCTTAAATTGGTAGCTATGGTTCTTAACTCTGTCTATTTTAAACGCTGCGGAGCCTAAATCCCTAGCATCGTTCATATATTCCTGAGCAAACTTGTTTACAAGCCCCGCCTCAATAAACTCTTTCTTTTTCTTTTTAAGCTTTGAAAGGGGAAATTGTTCTGCCCACATAGGCTTTTCGTCTTGAATAGCCCTTTTAAAGACAACATCCCACGAATATGTAGTGCCATCGTCCTTTGATTTCATAAAACCATCATATGTCATCTGTAAGAAGCTGTCATAGTGAACAATAGTACCCGCTAACCATATCCACCCTTCTCTACCAGGACTTTCCTCCAGGGCGGGATACACCGTTGATACTACCCATTTCTTAATCTCAGATCGTCTTTCGGGTGTTTTTGTGTTTAATTCAGATTCAAAGTCGTCTAAAATGATACCAGTATAACGTACATCT